AAGACAATTAGAGCAAGCATCCAATCATTGGCAGAAATAGCAACGGTTTATCCCGATGTGGTTTATGTCGTTGATCCAATGAAGACTGCACGTGATCTTTTGGACTCCCAAGGATTCCCGCAGAAGAATTTCAGAACGGATGATGAGATCAATAAAATATTGGAAGAGAAACACCAACAGGAAGACAAGCAACGTCAATTCGCCGAGGCGATGGAGATGACGAAACAACTTCCCAAAGCTGGGAAGGCGATAGAACCGAATAGCCCGCTCAGTGCTCTAACAGGTGGGGGAACGGAAGGTAAGGCATAATGGGTATTGTAATAAAACCAATCACTGAAGAAGAGATTAAAGACATCGAGACGATGATTAACAAGAGGTCTCTTGTAGATCATAATACTGTCTGTGGACATATAAGGGAAATCTATCAAGTAACAATAGATAGAATCAAGGAAGAAGACATAAGAGACTTCATTCTTAATCAGTGTAAGGAGATAATGGTGTACACGAAGCGGATGGATAACAAATTAAAACACTACAGCAACGGTGATTACGAGATATGAGTGAAGAGGATGAAGGACTCAAATTTGACTTTGAAGAAAAAACAGAAAATGCAGATGCACAAATCAGCAATCGGTATCGTCACCTTTTTCTTGGGTCACAAATGGGGATGCAGGTTTTGGCAGACATTCTGGATATGTGCTATTTTGGCTCGTCTCTGGATGTTGAAAATAAAGTGGAGATTGCAAGATATAATCTTGGGATTTCTATTCTGGTTAAATGTGGATTATTTGGAGACGTGACACAATTTGAGATAGTCGCCGCATTATCTGGGATGAAGAAATAATGGAGGGACAAGTTATGACAACAAAATCTGAAAAAGATAAGGGAAAAACCTTGGAACTTATAAATCAAGAAAGGCGGCGGTTACTCGTCTCGGTCAAGTTGAATTTTTTAAGAATAAGGGGAAGTAATGGGATTAAGAGCAAGGATTAAAAGAGAAGTAACAAGAAAAACTGAACTATATGGAGTTGAGATAGATAAACTTAAAATATACTTTGCGGAATTGAAGGATAAAGTGGCAGTAATCGGAGAGAAAGTAAATGACATTAAACCAAAATAGAAAGGAGATTTTTTATGACAGCAGAAGGAGAAGGGACTGGAACCGGAACTGGCGAAGGGACTGGCGAAGGAACTGGAAAAGGTGATGAAGGTCAGGGTCAATCGTTAGGATGGAGGGCGGGCTTACCCGATCCCTTAAAGAACCATGATGCCATTACCCCGTACAAGACGGTGGGCGATTTCGCAAAAGTCCACATCGAGACGGTAGGTAAGGTGAAGGAACTGGAAGGGAAACTGGCAAGTGCAATTCCCAGACCAGGCGAGAAGGCGACTGACGAGGAGAAGGCCGCTTACCGGAAAGCCATTGGAGTCCCCGATAAGCCGGAGGACTACGAACTCCCGAAGGTAGAGGGGATTGAGACTCCTACCAAGACGGAGGAATGGGCAAGGAAGAGCTTCCACAAAGCCAATTTGACCAAAGAACAGGCCAAGTCAGTAGGAACGGATTGGAATGAATTCATGGCCGGAATGGTGGCAGAAGTGGACAGGATAGCGGTTGAACAGCAGAAGGAGGCCGACAAGAAATTCAGAGCCGAATTCAAGTCGGATGAGGAGTACAACGGGGCGAAGGAAGGGGTGAAGAGATTCTGGAAGAAAGTGAGCAATACCGAGTTTGATACGTTCTGTAATGAAACTGGTATCGGCAACCACCCAACCTTAATCAAATTCATCTATGAGATTGCCAAGAAAACGGGAGAAGACTTCAGTCCCAAGGGTGGAGGTCAGCGGGGGGCGGAGGTCAAACCTGGAATGATTTACGACAAGACCCCAGGGATGATGAAAACTTAACCCAAACAGGAGGAAATAAAAATGACAGTATCAGCATTGATCGGAGTCAACACCATCATGGACGTAATCAATTCCTATACGACCCTTGATGGTCGGGCGAAATATATTTGGGCGGCCACGATATTGGCAAGGAAATGTCCATTCTTCATGGATATGCCAATGAGACCGTCCAATCAAATCTTTTCAAACATTGGGGCAAGACAGACCTATCTGCCTTCTCCAGGAACCAGACGCTTCAATGAAGGCGTTTCCCCCACTGCTTCCCATTCCACTCCATACACGGAAGGGATTGCAATGGTCGAGGATTACAGTGAAGTGGATAAGGTTCTCTGTGATATGCAGAACGACCCTTCTTCATGGAGAGCAGAACGTGATTCAATGAAAGTGGAAGCCATGACCCAGAAGGCAGAGGCATTGATTCTTTACGGGTCACTGGCAACCGACCCTGGTGCTTTTGTGGGACTTACTCCAAGGGCCAATAGCCTCACCCATTATCCGAATGACGACTCAACCTGGGATTACAACGTGGTGAGTGCAGGTGGAACATCAGCGGCTTCGATTTGGGTGATTGAATGGGGTGAGGGAAAGATATTTGGAATTTATCCCAAGAATCTCCCAGCCGGAATTAAGATCGAGGATCTGGGAGAAGTGACAGTTTTAACAAATTCCCTTACGGCTCCCAAATATATGCAGGCATACCGGACCCACTTGGCCCTATATTTTGGGATCAATGTGGAAGACGAGAGATGTATGCAGCGAATCTGCAACGTGACCGCAACGGGAGCTTCCACCATCTTTAACCCTGATGACCTCATCACCATGATTAATAGACTTCCATCGAGTGGGGAATCAGGAAGCACGGTTATCTATGTGCCGAGAGCGATCAAGACTCAGATGGACATCGCAGCCTATGACAAGAGTAATGCCCTTTATACGGTCAGTCCCGATGGGGACGTTTTTGGCCGTCCGGTGACAAGATTTAGGGGCATCCCGGTGAAGGTAGCAGAAACGATGTCTATTGCTGAAACAACGGTAGCATAAACACTAACCGCCACTGAGTAGGCGTATTTTATGTTTCAAGGAGGGAATTATGCCAGTTTATGACAAGAAATTTCTTTTGTGTGAAGGGCAAGTGATGGGGGATGCAGCCGATGAATATTCGGTTGATCCTGATTCCAATACCTCTATTGATTTCGGAGTCACAACCCCAGGAGTTGCAATGGCTGGGAAGTTTGGCCTCCATGTCGTGGTGGTAACGACTCTCACCCAGACTTCTCTCAACAGTGGGTGCGAAATTTGGCTCGTTTCCGATTCTGGGACAAGTCCAACCGGAAAGGTTATGGGGAGGTTCTTTGCCCGTGCTCAGTTAACGGCGGGGAAACACTATTTCATTCCTTGTCCCCCGACCGGACTTCTCCGGTATGCAAGGGCGTTGTTCAAACGAGTCACTGAGAATGCAGTAGCCGGAGCCTATACCATTTGGTTAGGTCCAGACGAAGACGGAACAGAGTAAAAAATTCAATCGGGGAGGGGCTTAAATTTGGCCCTTCCCCAGAATTGAGAGATCGTATGCCGAAGATTTATGTAGCATTACCCAGATACAGGATGATGTCAGAGCAAGAGGTTCAGCATCTAAAGAAAGTTCTGGACATTGAGGACTGGGTGACTCAATTACCAGGATTTCATCCCAAGATTGATATTTCTCTTGCTCGTCTTATCCATGCTTATCCCCATTCAGGAATCACAGTATTAACAGGGGATGGCGATTTGGCCAGGATACGATCAGTTAATTTAGCTATCTGGAAGGACCTTTGGGATAAGGGGAAAAGGTACGATTATTACTTAGTTCTTGATGATGACATTGAATTCTTCCCAGAAGGAATTCAGACATTGATTGACGATGATAAACCTGTAATTTGTGGACTCTACACATTTAGGTCAAAGAAACCGGAAATCGCTGGTATCCCTACGGCAAAGTTCTTTGATGGTCAATTCGGAAAACTGGATGAACCTTTCAAAATCAGGTGGTCAGCCGGTGGTTTTATTCTTCTAAAGGCAGAAGTGTTGCTTCACATGATAGACCACTACAAGGACATGAGATATGATCTGCCGGAACAAATGGAGGGTATTATTCAAAGTCCAAAAGAAACATGGAGTGTGTGGGATCAATACCTTTACACCCACGATGGTGCAACCATGAGGCTTTCCGAGGACTATGCCTTCTGTCAGAGACTCATGGATATTGGTTACGACATCTGGGCGGATTGGAGGGTGAAACTCTATCATTGGGACGGGGATACGGGATACGGATTAACTCCGATTGAGGATGTACTAAATTTACCAAAAGAAGGTGAGGTGAAAGATTATGGCATTGATGAGATGTATCAAAAGGCTTTGGGACAGCAAGCGTGAGATACTTTACTACCCAGGGGACATACAGGACCTTGACCCCAAGGAAGAGGCTGCACAGGTTGATAGTAAAGGGAAAGGGGTTTTCTTCGTTCTTGTAGATGAACCCAAAAAGGATATTCCACCGATAAAGGTGGAACCAGAAAGGGAACCCGAGAAGGAACCGGAAGAAGTATTAAAGAGGGGACCAGGAAGACCACCAATGAGGTAATTACATGGCATATAGTAAGTTAGGAATTGTCAATCTTGCTCTTGGCAGAATCGGAGTAGGAAGAATCACTTCGGGAGAATTGACCACTCCTGTAAGTCAACAGTCTCTTGATGTTGCAGCCGTGTGGGAATACATTCTGGATGAAGTGCTGGAAGCAAGGAACTGGAGATTTGCCAAGACTCGTGCCATTCTCGGAAAGACTGACATGGAGATTCCCACGGATGCGTGGCTGTACGCCTATCCCCTTCCGGTTGGATTCCTAAAGTTTGCTTACGGTGCTAAAGACGATCCGCCCATTTACCCATCAGAATCCCCCTATATAGTCGAGACAGTCCAAATTCCA